GTGGTTGTGAAACTCTTGATAAAAAGAGGTAAGCTGATCTTCTTGCGACTTCTGCATTACAACATCCTTAATCTATCATTTTAAACATAGCCCATGTTTGAGTGCTGCCACCGTTAATATCGAGATTGCCTCCGCTTGTCTGCTTGGCATATATCTCGAAGTAATCAGTAATGGCGTCTATTTGGACATCACAACTTATAGTCGCCCCCTGGTTTCCGTTAGCGCTACCTGTATCGGTGGTCTGCTCCCTGTGGATTGATCCATTTTTATAAATCGCAATAGACATTGCTGTTGCATCAGCAATAGTAGCCCAAGCCACCCTTGCTGATATAGATGCTATCCCTAGTCGCCCAGGTGTCCACCTGTGGTTGGTTGTCGAATCGAATGCGCTGGAGATATCATAAACCTCTGTCGTGAAAGCAACTTTTGTCCATGTGGCGGTAACAACTCCCGTTTGATTCGTTCCGTTCCGGTGTACGCTTGTTTTTGGCCGCCAGTCACCATGCAACCCCATATTATCTTTTGTGGTCGATGTGTCACTTACAGGGATGGTTGCCTGGTTGTTTAAAATATGGAAAAGGTTCTTTTCTGCTGATGGCTCAAGTTTAATACCTTCGTTTGTTGTCCCCTCATTACTTAACACTGAACAGGTAATTTTGTTTTTCTTGCCGTAAATTTGCATACCGATCGACGCAGCCCCTCTTGGGTAAACACTTGCGTCAATTACATTGCTGTGTATATTGGCGGCGCCCGTTACTGCGGTGCCAACACGTATCCCCGCGCTTGAAAACATGTGTAAGTGTTGGCAACTGATTTTATTACCAAAGAATCCGCTCACTGTGTCTGTGATCTCAATACCGTGTAGACCATAAACCGTGGGGCCGTTGGCACCGTTGACCTCTACGAAGTCAAACCTGGAACAAACAATGGCTGAAGTCGATGTATTAAAATGCACTCCAATGGGATTAGTCCCCGCAATACATGCCACAGTGTGAATAAAAAAAACACTGTCCATAATTCCTAGCACTGGGTCCATTGGAAGAACGTTGATAGGGTTAAAATCAACGGCGGCGGCGTTACCGGTATAAACAATCTGACCGTTAAACTCAAACTCCACCATCATGCAGGAATCAAAATTCATACCTGGCCCAGTAACATGCGGGTCAAAATGCACTGTCATCCAGTCGAAGACAAGGCGCTTCCCTTGCATAGGGGGGAATTGTATAGGTGTTGTACAAATTATAGTCGCAACATCAACTCCGGCTGAGGTTACTGAGCCACCCGTAACATGCAGGCTGTGGCCGTTTACACAGGCGTAGGTGATAGCTTCTTGTAGCCCCTGCGTTGTTGTGCCGCTTGTGCTGACTTCTGTGCCGTCCGGCGCATACACCGCCCATGTCCCCGTACCTGTGCGAACCATCTGAACCACGCCTGTAGACCTGGTGTTGTTAACCAGCCCGCTAAGTTCGTCAATAGCATCCTGAACGTCGTCAGCAACCATACCTGAAGACGTGTTGTCGTAAGTAGTAGAATCTGCGGAGTTAAATCCTTGCTCTAATGCCTCTACCTGGCGGACTTCCACAATACTGGTTAGCAACGGGATAACCGAGCTAAACGTAATAACATCATTATAAAGAGAATAAGAGCTTAGAGGCTGAAGAACACCATCGAACAATACCCAAGTATTTTTCTCAACACCAGGAGTGGCGCTTAGTGTAAGCTGTGTTGTACTCCCCCCAGTGAAACCCACACCATCAACAAATTCATCAACCACCCAACCAGCCGCCGATACCTCAGCGGTTATCTCTGCTGCTGTAGCGTTTTCCACACCACCTAGATCAGCCCTCCACCGCAAGAACTTCCCACCCTCTGGCGCTGAAAGCTCAAGATCAGAGGCTCCTTGCAATGCCTCACTAAACAACAAAGTCCTTCCGGCTTTGGCCTCAATTTGTTTGCTTAAAGCAATAGACCTGTCGAAATCACTATTAACAGTGGTTGGCGTGAAGTCGCCGTTAAACTGATAATTCGTGGTTCTTGATACCGGGATGCTAGATACAATTGTTATCATATCCCCAGCCGTCGCGCCTGTGGTTAAAGTTATTGCGCCGCCGTCTTCATCACCAACACCGGAGACGGTATAGGCTGTGATAATATCTGCAACGCTTGCAACCTCGCCTGCTGCTGTTTGGTATACATTTAGATCAGTGTTGGCAAATATTTTGAAAGTGTAGTTGAAAACCGTCTGGCCGGCTGTCGCTGTGTATTCATTGCGCGGCGGATTGGTTGTGATAGTCATTGCATTAATTCCTCTATTTTATCGAACCCTTGGCGTAAGATCATTAAATTCTGATATGGGACTAAACGCCGAACGGCCCTTGTATCCGACTCATCCCAATCCTTATCGCTAGAAGCAGCACCGGCAACTTGTAGAGTTGTGCCAAGAAGCGATCCGAATGTTGGGCCAAGCAGGGCCTCTGACGCGCTTCTGGAAGCAAACCGCATGGACTCTTCTTCAATGCTTAGCATTGGCCGTATACCATAACTCCCAGCTGTTAACTTCTCTAATGTATTGCTAGATTCCATGAGCAGACCAAGCATTCCCGATCTGTCGATACCCTCAACAACCCATGCCTTAGGATCATCAGACAGCTCTTTGCCAGAATCCCATTGCTTGAATGCGTAGACCATCATTCCAGTGGTTATCATAGCCACCACACCCTCCATCAAATGGCGGTCTTGACCCTGTAGGCCAGCTATAAGAATGCGCTGTGTTGATGAAAACATGAAGGAGCGAAATTGGAATATTGTCTTCCCTAGTTCGCTTGACATAAAAAGAGGTTTTTCTTCTCCCGGCATAACAATTACCCTATCTCCCTCTTTTCTTAACAACCCGCCCCATAGTTTTGCTAAAGACTGGTTATCCCATTGCTTGGTATTGGCGATATAAACATCATCCATCAGCTCCCCGTACTTTTTTAGTTGTGCAGCTATATTTTTTGCATCATGTGTGGATATTCCGAACTGCCCTAACCGTGGGTCATACTCACCTTTTAGTAATTCCTTTGCCAGTCTGGTTTGTAGAACTACGCTGTGTAGTTGTTGCATCCCAGATGTCCATTGGTTCATCAGGTTTATCTTCCCATACCCATGCGCTGCCGCCCTTACTCCCCTTTCAAAAGCCGTCCCACCCTTGGTGTAATCAGCTACATCTGCAATTATCTCTGCCCTGCCGCCTAGTAAATTATGGAGCGCAACCCCCCAACTTTTCGCCTCTTGTGATGATATTTTGAACGCTTTTATATTAGTTATAAGTGGCTTCAAACCATACCTGAAAGTATTTACAAAGCCCTCTGCGGCGATCACATGAGCCACGTCAGGCAATGACGATGCTGTCACACCCCCCATAAGGCGCAGGTAATTCAGATCTCTAGCTGTTCTGCCAGCACGGAGAAAGAAAGACTGAGAGTCAGGTATATTATAAACACCGCGCAATCTGTCGCGCATTGCTGCAACATCCCTCATAGATAACGCCATTCTCTTCCCAAGCTTTATAGCTTCTTTTTCTGTTTTGGCTTTCTCTATTCTTGCAAGCCACGCATCTTGTATGCTTTTAAGCTCCGCAGTCATATTTATATCGCCGAACTTGCGCATCAGCTCTATATCCATCGCGGTATTTTTTAAGTACCTCGCACCAAGAAGCTCTATATCGTTCTCTAGGAAATCCTCAACCAATTCGTCTGGTATATCGAAAGACCTCTCCTGAAATGGAGACTTCAATTTCCCCTCGCCTGTTGCGCCACGCTTTACCCCCTGCATTAGCTTGTTTGCCGTGGTTTCCCCTATTTTATAGTTATAAGGTAAATGGCCGTCAGGTGATCCCATAATCACGCCAGCTATCTCCATAGCGACTTCATCGGTATCAATATGTAATTCTGCGAACATCTCGCCGTGTGTGTCGTTTAACCACTTCGATGTTATCTTCACAAACTGAGGAAGTTTTGCTTGCAGCTTTTCTTTACTCCATAACCGGTTAAGATAGCCTTTTGCTGTCTTCGGGCTGACATCCTCAGCGAGCATCTTTAATTTAATCGCTTCGTTTTTTATTGGCTCATATAGATGACGATCCCATGCTTCAGCGGATTGCTTGACGTACTGGTTAGCCGAATCAACAGGGTTACGTTGTTGTTTAGAAACAAGCTCATTAAACCCGGCGCGGTTCTTGTCGCCACCATTTTTTTTGTAAGCTTCAAAATATTTAATATGATCCCGCATAGAGTCAAAGTATTTCCCGTCATGCAGTTTGGCCAGCGTTTGCACGGACTGACCAATGGGCTGTTCAAAAGCATAAGGGCTTTCAGCCAGTTGTGACGCTATAATTCTATCCACCTTTTCTGGTGATGTCAGAGTTCTGCTAAGAGGGTCAATAAGCACCTTGGCGAGCGCTCTGGAAACCTTGCCTTTGATGATTGCATCTTCATAGACAGCTTGAGCACCAACACTATCAAGACCACGCTCAATCAATGGTTCAGGGTTTAATGAGGCTTCAACCTCTGCGGATAATTTCGATAAATCGATGGGCTTGTTAGCAACTCCATGCCCACCTGAAGATTCTACCCCAACATCAATTACTGGGGACTCGTATTTGCTTAATCTAGCAAAAGACCCACCAAGCACAGCCCCTAGAAAAGCAGAGGCAGACATATTAAGGCCAGACTCGCCTAAAGTTCTTTCAACTTGAGAATAATGAAGCGCCGCTTCTTGGGCCGCTGTAGCCCCAGCAGAAATACCGCTTGTGATAGCTGCGGACTTTAAAATACTACCGCCAGTTTTATAGGTCTTATACGCAATGCCGCCAACAGGAATCAGGTTAATAGGGCTAAAAACACCACCAACGACTATAGAGGTAGCAAAACCCATAGCCCCAGAATCAGATAGTATCTTCCTGTCCTCCTGCTCTCTTTCGCGCTGCGCCCTAACCGCCTCGATCCCTTGTTCTGAGTCCGCCATCCCTGCAAGGCGTATGAACTTAGAGTCTAGCTTCTCTTCTTCAGTGAAATGCTGCCAAGGATCAAATGTTTTATCGTCTGCGTAGCCATCTGGTAAATTTGGGTTTCTGGCCAGCAACGCACCAACTTCATTATCGGTGCGAAAAGACGCCATAATTGTATCCATAAGCGCTGGGTCATCTGCATCAATATCTTCATCTGGGCTAACACCTATATGCCTTGCAAGAGCTATTCTGCGGCTATTATCTTTTATGAATGGCATCTATATCACCATGTCAGAGGTTCTGGGTAGCCAACAGGTAAGCTTGGAGGCGGCCTCTGTTTCTCCCGCATCATCTTAACCTCCTCTTTACTTCTTGTTTTTTGAGCTTCAACTTCTGCTGCAACATCCGGCACCCAATACTCTGGTAATGTGATTAAACCTGAGCTTTGTGTCATAACCTGCACGATATAGCGCGGCTTTCCTGCTGTTGCTGTTCTGTCGGTAATAGAGTCTGATGTAAGATAAATATCTTTTAGGGTGATCTCATCACTAAATATATTGACACCAGACTCTATAACATCAGAATAGAGTTGGCGACCTATATAAGAAACATCCCCATCAAGGGCGTAATAATGCTCAGGCGGGTTTCTCATTACCCTGCTCTTCTCTGTTACCTCGCTTACACCCCAATTGCGCGCCAACATTTGAGCGGCCTTCTTATTTGCCTGGCTCTCACTCATGCCCGCGACATAATGTTCCTCAAACAAAGTTTTATATTCTTTTGTTAAAACGCCCTTATTAATATCATCAATTTTTGTGGAGCCAAACCAAGGGTTATAATGTTTTTCCGCCATATTGCTGTATTTATATTTCTCGTCTTTCAATTCTTGTCTGCGCAAGTCTATCCTGGCTTTATCATTTGGGTCGGTATTCTTCTTCGCCAGCTCTATAGCTTCTTGTGGTGCAAGGTTCTTGCTAAGAAGAACAACCTTTTCTGCAAAAGCTCTCTCATTAGGAGTAAATGAGTTATTAGGAATGCCGCGTACTGAGTCAATCCTGTCCATCAAGTCTGCTGATTCGATAACCAGGTCAGTATCCATCGAATCAATACCAGCGCTTATTCTGTCTTTTACACTGGTAGGAATTATTTTTACGCTATTAATAAATTCTTCTATTGCAACATTGCGATCACCATACTGCTCAAGCCCGCGCACAGGCGCATCGAAACCAACTTCCCATGCTTTATCAACAGCCTTTTGATCGACTTGAGCTGATACATCGCCATTCAATCTTTTACTAACAGCAGCGAGACGACCTGCTGTTTCTACAGCATCTTTCTGTCCATTAATCACAGCTGTCATGATAGAAGTTCTGGCTGCTGGCTTTATCTTCCCTGCGTTGAACAATTCGTCTGTGCGTTTTATTATTTCGCTTGGGATGCCTGTATTTGTTTTGGCTTGTATGGTTAGATTAGAGATCTCTCTGGCTGTATCAAGATCGATCTTGCTGCTATCTAACTGTTGTTGAGCAGCTAAGCTTGATAAATCTGATTCCACAGAACCGGTAAATGAATCCCATTCATCAGGAGTCCAACCTTTAGGGATGGTTTTTTTGAGCTTATCAAGATCGCTAAACGCCTCATTAAGCCCTTTAGTTGCTAAGGTTTTATCTATTACATACCTGTAGCTTTGCTCGTTCGCTTCTCTTGTTAATTTGCGTTTTTGATCGGCAGCCACATCAGAAGCTATGTCACCGGTTGATACCAGGCTATCTATATGCGCATAAGCGTCCAGCATTGCGTTATCACTACCCGTAACATCGCCAGCCCTAGCTGCCCGCGCAGCATCAATACCAGCCGCATCTGCTGCTGCTAGACGGGTTGCTGCTGCCTCATCCCTGTGCCTGTTAAGCGTCCGCTCCTGAACCCTAAGCTGTGCTGATCCTATTTGGGCTTCAAGAAATCTCTGTGTTGCCCCGCGCGCTACAGGGTCAACGCCTTTTAGCAGCCCGCTTTTTAATGACTCTGCTTCTTCGTTGAATTTGGTTAATGAATCTCTATTGGTGTTCTCAAGCTCTCCCAGTTTGCCCCGAATATCGTTCTCAAGACTTGCGTAATACCCATCACTAACCGCTTGGTTGTAAGCAGTTGTAGTAGCCCCACCCGTTAGCAAAACATCAGCTACGCTGTGCTTGCGTTTTGTCGGAGCCTTGGTTATGCCTTTTTCATCCTTCTCAAGCTCGACTTGTGATCCCTGTTCGGAACCGCGCCTTTCACCAATAGCTTGGGTTAGTTGATCTGTTGACCGCGCGAACTGCGTAAGACGGTCAGAAAGAGACAGCATCCCTGAAGCAGCACCTGTGGATAAGTCCTGCGACCCTATGCCAACTTCTCTGGAGTAGCGCTTAACCATGCTATGCGCCGCCTTTCGCTGCGGCACTAGCCTTGGACTCAAAAGCGCGGATTAACCCTATATTTGCAGATGTCTTGGCTTGCCGCTCAGCAATGGCCCCACGCGCTTTAAGCGTCATGGATGCAAGGTTGCTCTGGAATGAATCTCTCTGGGTATCTCTTGCTGCTGCTCGCATATCCTCACGCATAACCGTCAGCGGGGACCCCTCAAACGACATTAAACCGCTAGCTGCTGCCGTGGCATTCTGGGAAGCTAAAGCCTCTGCAAGTAATTCCTTCCTATCAGCCTCTCTTGCAATAGCGGCCACCTCTTCCTGCTTGGCTGCCACACGCGATTCATATTTCTGTATTTTCCCTGCCGCACGTTCTGACTTCCATGCGCCAACATCTGCCATAACACCCATTATGTCGCTACCTCTACGCCAATACCTAATATGGTCATAGGCATTGGCTCTTCTTGTGTTATCGTTACTTGTGCGTCTAGCGTCCACCCAAGAACATGAATCCGCTTAATACCAGTATAAGGAACTGGAGGATCGAATTGGTCTACGCCAATTGTTTTATCAGCCAATCTCTGCCCATTAACAATAACTCCATTAGATTCGTAAACCCTTACAGCGACCCTCTGTATTTTTTTCTTAGCCATTGCGCTAGGGCCGTTTGTAGTCTGCACATTGAGAGGCATTGTGATAGCCTCTACATCATAAGAAAGGCCGGCCTCCAGGGATGTAGTAGCATCCCTCGTAATCACAACGCTGCCGCTATCCACTGTGCTCAAGCCCATATAAGCACCGTCGGCCTTAACCTGCACTTCCTCACCCTCCAGATGGCTCAATGTTGACAGCGTGTCTGTTGGCATCCCAGAAACCACATAAACAGAGGCATCAGTTAATACATCGCTTGACTCTTTCTCGATATAATAAACTGTCGCGCTATTGATAACGCGCTTAACACAAAAATAAGCAACATCACCAACTGTTGCAATAGATACTATTTCCCCATTAGTGATCCAAGGCGTAAACCCTTGTACTTCTTCGGTAACCAATGTGTTGAACACGGTTACTGTGCCATCACTCATTAATATATAAACATAATTTGCATCAGTTTCTTCAGTTCCCCGCGAAACCGCCATTTTTACAGGAGTGTTAACTAGATGCGCTGCCGCTGTCGTAATGGCGCGTGACTCATTAGCCTGGTACAACTCGGAATAAACAAACTGGTTTATAGCCTTTCCTGATCTTTGTGTGTAAAGCGTAACACCGTCTATTGTAACAGGTCTGCACTTCAGGCTACCAAAGTTGGTTTGTGGCTTTATAGCCACATTTGATGGTGTGATTGGTGACTCGCCAATATAAAACTCACCACCTGTTGTAAATATCTGTAACGATCGGTTAGAGAATATATTTGTTATGGCATTAACTTGGTCTGTGTCAATGGTTGCAGATATAGCCACATCATCAAGAGCACGGTAATCGTCAAAGTTAAAAAAATCGTTTACACGGCTTCCCCAAATTGTTGACGGCCTGGATGAACTACCACCAAACCATAACCGTCCTTCGTGGAATGTTGCACTTCCTGGCCATCCTCTGGTTGCACTCCAAACATCTTCTGCCCTCGATGTCCCTGTTGCTGTTCTTGTTATTGTTGCGCCGAAACTTGCTGATTCAGTGGCAATCCCTGTGACGCTCATTAGGTTCCACGGCCCAGCAGATGCCCCAGCAAGTGTTACTGTGTATGTGTCCATTGTGGTTGTGGTGGCTACCGACACACCAGAACTTCCAAACAAAGGAAGCTCTTGCAAGGCTCTGCGAATGTTTTCCCTGTTAGTTGTATCATCACTCGCAAATACAATTTCCTCTGTTAAAACACCTTCAAGGCTGATCTTGTAACGATCGCCCTCTTGGTGACTTCTGAAATTAATTACCTGAACTTCTGATACTGGTGTTGGGCTGCTCGTGTCCTCAAAATCAAATTGAGGCTTTTTTGTAAAAGTTATTGTGGCTACCGCCCAGGCAGTATGAGAGGTTCTGGTGATGGTATATGGCGCAACATTCGGATGAACAACGATAGCTGTGTCAGCAGACTGTATATAGTCGATTTCCGCTATCTGCGCTGTAGTCCACGGCGTAACAACATAAGGGTTGCCAGAACCATTAATATTTGTTTGCAGCACACCATCCTTGTATATCTGTAGCCGCAAATTAGAGAACACTAAAAGGTAGTTTTGCTCTGTATTAAATGAAAATGATTCAATTCTAGCTTCCCCCAATGCTGTGCCAAGATACAACATCCCTGACCTGCGTTTAATTCCACCTTGTGGGATTGGAAGCATATTTAATGCTGAACTTAAACCGTTATAGTAAGCGTCTATATCAATGCGGGAAACAAGGCGTGGATCAAGCTCACCTCTATTCGTATTTGATTGCAAATTATAAACAGGCATTACCTAACCTCTAGGAATGGGCTGTCCACAATAGCTCGCTGAGGGTGTCCTTGAGAGTCAATTGCCATTGCTGAGCGCAACGCGGCAAGATACTTCTGCTCAAAGTACTCGCTTTTAGAGGTATTCTCTGTAATCAGTTGTGCGAAGTCCATTGCCAGCAGGTATTCAATAGCTTTTACTGCATGAGCTGGGAGCGCTGTTTCATCAACGCGGTACAGATAGCGCAGCACAAGATCAGGCTGATTGCTTAGTATTCTATCGCCAATTACTTCGTAGTCTGTGTTGATCGGGTAACAAACCCAAATCCTAATACAGTCTACAGGTACCTGAAAATAATAATTGTAATTCAAACGGGAGTCTGGTGTTTCGGATAAGCGAGATAGTTCCTGGGTTTTGGTCGCAAATGTCCATGGGTGTGTTGATAAAAAAGCTTTATAGGTTTCTTCGTATAAGTTAGCTGCTGCTGTGGCTCCTGCACCAGGCTCAGTAAATGCAGCTATCGGGCTATCGCCGATAAGAACAAGGGCATTTGAAGCAATATCAATGCTCGACGGCATAAAGCACCAAAAGCCCCCCATGCAGGCGGGGCTAAGTAAGGGTTAAAAATTAATCGGAGTCGGTGTTGGTTACAACTACACCATCAACCACATCCACCACACCTGCTGAATTGGCATTTACATAAGTGATAGTGACTACTGGTGTGCCACCAGTGGATGATGCCACAAAGATAATATCGTTTACCTGCAAAATACTGGATATAGAATTAAAATACCCAGCAGTATTTGTGTCAGCGATAGTATCTGTGGTTGTATAAGTATGCAGGCGCATACCGCCAGCCCGTGGATCGGGATAAAAATTATCCAAATTAAAAGCCATATAGCCCCCTTAAACCGTTTCGTTGTATTGAATTTTGTAGATGCCTTGTGGCTCACGAGCAACAGAACCGGCTTTAAACACCCCATTACACAACCAGGAAGTCTTAGCAGGAACCCAGTCAATCGTGGTCTGAAGATCCATATTTACCGCCAGACCAAGAGCCGACTTAGCCCAAGCGTAGGCAATCAAATCACCAGAAACACCAGGCAGACCGCCTTCAGCACGCGTCCCAATAATGTGGAACTTGAACCCCATGAATGTATCCATCTCGCCGCGCACCAGAGCCTTGACTGTATTAAAGTCAGCGCTGGATACCGTGGTAGAAGATAACAGCTCATGCAAAGCGCCAGCTCTTAGGGCAATATGCAGCTCATCGTCAACTTCCAGATCATCGAAATGCGCTTTTGCGCTTTGTAGAGCGGCCAGGTCGAAATTGCGAGTTGCTGAAATATCCAGCACGCGGGCAATATCAGGGTCTACAGTGGAGGCGTGAAAGGTACAAGCGGTGATTGCATCGATAACCAACTGATCTTCCCGACGACCTATAGCCTTGGCTATGGTAGAGGCAAGTTCCGTTTTTTCATCGAAGTTAACTTCAGCTTGATCAAAGATATCTGTGTACTCAGGCGCATTCCAGTTCGACATAGTAGCCGTCTGGCGTGCGTGAGAGATATTCATTGGGGTTACATCGGCTTGCGTTGCTTTCTGGTTTGCAAGCCCACGGCCCATGCGGGTGAATTTATAAGACTCACCTTTGAAGCCGGTTCTCAGGGATACGGTTTCCCGTAATGATTTTGCACCTTGGTACTGATGTTTGACCTCTGTGTCAAACTCAATCACCGCAGCATTAGATAAATACTTAGACATAACAGTCTCCTTAGCTTCGTAAACAAAAATGGATTCTTTTTGCTTGCTTCGCTTGTCCTGTAAGGGGCGAATTGGGCGTTAACCTATTCAACCTGCTTACCGGCCAGAGACTGGTTATCGGTGGGTCTTTATTACATTATAACATATTATGTTAAATAGACATTAACCTATAATGCGCCTGTGCGGCTCTTCTCCATAAACTTGTTTAAGCTTTCTCTCGAACTCTGCTCTAAAGGCAGGGTCAGTCTGAATTCTGCGGTTGCCATTAGCGTCCTTGGCAAACTGCATTTCCTTTACCTCTGACTCAGATAGACCAGCACCATTGGCATTAGATGGCATAACAGGAGCGTTCCTGGTCATGCTTACCATCTTTTCCATAGCTTTTATTGCCGGAGCTGATACGGCCATGTCCTTAAACCCTTCGAGTAACTCTGCATCCATATTGGCGCTTGCCCATTGCAACATACTATTAATGCGCCTGTCTGCATCATCGCCCAGTGAGGCTATTTCAGCCTGAAGAGCTTGATCTTGCGCTTTGCTCTCAGCAAGCTTTTGTGTGGCGTACAGGTTGAGCATGCCAGCAAACCCTTCCTGTGACATATTAGACGACTTGGCGAACTCTTTGGCCACTTCCAGGATAGGGTCAGATTCATCAATAGAAACACCTTCAGCAATCAGCTCTTCTGACAAAATTGCCTCATACTTGTCAGGTGCACCCTTGAACGCACCAAAGCGCTTCTCAAGCTCCCCGTAGGATTTAAGCGCCGCCTCAGTGCGGATCTCGCCTTTCTCGGCATCCCAAAATTTCTCTGGGACGTGCTCTGGTCTGGATGCTATCTCACTGGTCGTTTCTGGTTCGATTGTTTCTGCTGTTTCTGTTACTTCATTCATGACTGCTCTCCACCTTCTCGATAGTAAGTTTTATATTCCTAACAAACTGTTTTACACCTTCGTTTATTCCAATCTGTAATAAGTCGTCACCGGGCCTTGCTGTTGGTGACATAATAAGCGCCCTCTCCCAGATCACTATTAATTCAGCCCCTGCCGGGTTCTGTGCAAACGTCTGGTGAATCAAGTGATCTATAATGTCGTTCTGTGTTTTTGGTGGAGCCTCAGAAAAACCAAGGTCATCAAACAGGTTGTTGTTGGACACTCGCGGCCTCTTTTGCTTGTTGGATTAATTGATCACGCTCCACGTCATCGCGGATAAGGTCAGGCGATATACCAAGATTACCAGCAGAAACTTTAGGTATATTCTCAATTTTGATAGCTGTGGCTATTACCTCTGGCGGCAAGCCCTGCATACTACCAAGCCACTCCATCATGTTTCGGTGCGATTCGATCCCTTCAATGCGCGTCATACTGGATTTCATGCGTATCTTGACCTCTCGACCATCAACCTTAAATTTGGCCAGCATTCCCCTGGTCTGCAATATGTCCACTACAGCGTTAACCAACGGATAGATCAACTCTGAATACAGCCTGTTTAGTGATGCCCCTCGTAGCTCAAGACTCTCCTGTCGCCTGATGGCCTGCTCTGTTGCTGACTTAACAGGGTCGCTAACATCACCAAGCGGATTAACCATAAGCGCATTTTTAATATTAGCCTGAAGATCTGAAATAATTAATTCTCCAAGCTGGATGTCGCCCGCTCTTGGTAAGGCAGCTAAAGACGGGTTAGAGGTATTGTTTGAATTTACAGGGATTATAGAACCAGGAGCAATACGAACAGTATAAGGGTTAAATATCCCATCAGAAACACCTGTATAAACCCCTGACATTTGCAAAGCCGCATTTTGCAGCATGAATTCTTTAACCTTGTTTACCGTCTTTATATCCGGCAGGATGTTCATCACAGGACCACGCCCGTATGTCTCCCCTGGCATAACGTCATTTCTAAATACGATCAGCCTCTTTGAGTCAAATGTCTGCTCGAAGATAACCTCATTGTCATAAATAACCACATGGTCATAACGCCTGGTTTCATCGTTCTTCAGCATCCCAACCTTTAGCGTTACGGGTAATCCATCTTTCTTATCAATCCTAGCTTTTAAGGCGCTGGTTATCTTGGCACCAGGCCACGTCTCAGGAATCAGACTAGCTTCAAGTTGTTGCAGCCTCCACACATTATCAATGCTTTTGCGGCCATAAGCAGGCTCAAGAAATAACTCGCTCAGCGGGATTGTTGTAAACTTCAACACGTTATCAGAACCAAACGGCTCTTCTTCAACCAGGATGCCTGCTGTCCCTATCCCGTAGTCGATAAAGGTTTGCGCTATCTCTGTCTGGAAATTAGATGCCCGCATCTCTGAGAAGAATGTTTTTGTCTGTTTTTCAATAACCTTGTTTATACCCTCTTTTTCTTCGTCAGGAATAGACTCCCCAGCCTCAAACCCCATCCACTCAGACCAAGGCGGGAACACCGCTGAAACCATAAGTGCGGCGTATTGAGGCAGGGCAATAACAGCAGTGCTGTCTACAATGTGCCGGTTCTTCTTCTGCCCAGGCATCGCATTGCTGAACGACTCCCGTTCAGGTGCCGCGTATTCGTAACACTCCCTATAAACATCGCGCCATAAAGACCATCTCTCTTGCGCCCTGTTGTATCGCTTTAGCAGATCAGCAGCTTTCATAGCTTGTTATCCCAGAGTAGTGCGGGCAGCAACACCGGTTTCAGATGTTCTTATTAACGACCGTCGCCCTTTGTTTGCTGATGACGTCATCACTCTTTTCCGTGCAAGCTCCCCCTCCTCCTCAGCCAGCCGCGCTTCTTCTATCTGCTTTTGTTTCTTTAACTGCTCTGTCTGCTCCTTAGTCGCTCGTTTTGCTGCGCTTGATCCTGTCTGAAACATGCTCCCCAAACCAAAACCACCTTTCAAATCTTTGCTCATCACTCAACTCCTTATAAAGTTGCCACGGCGTTACTATCCACCATGCCTTCAGACCAATTAACTTCTTCATCACATCAACACACGACATCACACCAAAACTCCAACTGCTGTGCTCAGAAGGCAATGACACCTCAACCCTTATAATCTTTGCATACTCACCAACATAAGCCCTTGCTGTAGGGTAGTCAGCAACTGGTCTAAGCTCAATATCCAACACCGCATCTGTCGGGTTAACGATAACCCAGGTATCCTCACACAAACCTAGTGCATAACAGTGAGCAAACCCCTTCTTTAAATATTTGTTATACCACTTCCTTGTGGAAAAATGCTCAAACACTATCCACCATTCGCGCTGTATGCGGGGTTCAATCAAAAACATTAAAACCGACTGCCGCCTGAATTGGTGAGTCAGAATATACCATCCCTTGCGCCTCCTTATACCCCAGCGCAAGTGTTTGTAAAGCATCGCACCCATGACTTGCCCAGTCATGAACAGGCTCATCAAGCCACACCTGTTTTGTTTCATCAAATACTCGGTGGTAGTTAGTCAGGCAGTTATACCCCTGCTCCCCGCGAATATCATCTATCCACAGTTTGGGAAATATCTTCCTTACCGCAGCTATCCCATCGCGCTTTGTGGCCGGTCGAGGCGTGGGTTGTAAGGTAAGCCCAGCATCTCTAGCGTACTTCTGCGCAGTATTGCCCCCCATATCATGCTTGTTTGTATCGTGTGGCCCAAAATGAACCCCAGACTGCCACGAGCACCCATGCTTTAAACAAAACTCTTTTATATGCGTTACATAATGAGAGACATCCTTTCTATTGTTCTCGTAATAACTGACGAGCCTTATTTCCTTGCCTACTGTCTGCCACATCCAAACCGATGTCTGATCGTTGAATCCAAGATCCCAAGCGGAATTCAGCGGTAAGGCCGGATCAACAGGTAATGGCCCTATACGCCTGTCTTCAAACGCCCTTTTAAGCTCTTCGCCGTAGACTGCACCAGGAACCTGAGAATCGAAAGAGCAGTAATACTCCTGCTGAATCATCTCCTCGCTCATGCCCTCGATACGCTCTGCCTCTATATCGGCCTGGCTTATAACTGATGAACCGTCTTCTCTTTTGGTGTCATCTACTGTTAGTAATTGACAAAACCAGTTAGGGTTATCCCTTGCCATTTTATACAAGTTCCAACCATGATTCTTGCCCCGCGCTGTGTAAATAAACAAAGCCCAACCACCGTTCTCGCGAAGCATCGGCCTGATATAGTTCCACGCTGCCGGATCACACAACGGCCACTCGCTAAACACCACGCCAACAGGGTTTGAACCAACTAGGGAATTGTAATTATCCGATCCGCACAACTGCCACGTTGAATCGGTAATGGTTTCAATCAGCATTTCCTGGATAGATGTTCGCTTGCGTATAGCCTCAGGGAAGACTTGATCAATAATCTTTCGGCCCTGACCGTCTATACCATTCCATATAGCCTTGCGCGCTTGAGTTTGCTTGGGGAACAAATGCCAATAGTTGCCTGTGCGCTTAAACATCTCCCGCGCAGTAAAATTCAGACTGGCTGAGTCTTTCCCTGCGCGCCTGTGCCATACCAAACAAGCACGCTTCTTATCCTCCATAGCTTGCAGGAATGGCAATTGGTGCGGTCGTGGCGACCACTCATTCGGTATTGTTATGTTCATATGTCTCTCCGAGCTGTTGTGCCGCAGCCTGCTGGTACTGCATGATGTTTACAGTAACCCCTGTCCCATCCGGGCTTTTAACTGTAAGCTCAGCTGATCTAAGGTCTGGCAGACATTTGGCGAGCAGTTTAAACTTCGCATCAATAACAATCCGCAGCCTGTTTATTTGATCACTTGTTAGCTCGTTCTGTAGGGCGTTAAGCTTTTCTATCGCCACTTTTATATCCGTTATTTGATTAGATGCCCTAACCTTAGCCCGTAATACTTCTTGTGCCGCCATAAGATTAATAGCCTTCCTGGCGCGTAACTGCCTTACGCCCTTATCCGTCTTATTCTCCCCTTTTGGACTCATTGCTTAGACATATCCTTGAGCGTTTGCCTGTACGCCTCCAGACCATGCTCTCGTAAAATAGA